AATCCAGAGATTCACATGAATTAGAAAGACTAAGACGTAACTATAATCGCAACAAGACCTCTAAAGATCCATCATTTGATAAATTGCTAAAACTTGAAGGGAATATATCTGATGATGAAACGGAAGCATTGACAAAAGTATTTGACAATTCATCGTGGGCTAAATCTCCGGTTGCTACATGGTTTGCGTATAAGCCGACGCGCCCAGCTGTCGAACCAGAACCAGCTGGTAGATATACTCCAAACCTTGGAGCTAGAGTGGCAGCACAATTAAAGAGAGGCTTTACACCTGTCAATGCTGCAAACCTTACGCAGGCAGAACGAGATTTTGTAGCTGCATTTGCTGATTTCCGAGTGCCAAATAAATACGAACCAGTTCGTCGTCAGGAGGCACATCGTATTGTTGGTTTAGTTATCCCTGAAGTGCGTAAAGATGGACAGCTTGTAACACCTGAACGTACATTGCAAATTGATGGACCTGAATTTAGAACTGTATTACGCCGTATGATGGCTAATCCAGAATTGTTTAAAGATGCTCAATTCCTACAAGAATCTGGCATCAAGGTGTTCAGAATTGGTATGCGTAAATTTAATACGGCGGAAGGCTCAATAACGACCGCATACGACAGTGCAACTAGAAGGCCGGGTGCAAACGCACAGGCTTGGTTGCAATCTGAAGGATGGCGTGATCAACAGGCTGCAGAATTACTATCTGGCGGTAAAGCTAAACAAGCGTCAGCAAGAGTTGAAATTTCAAAGGCTGCACTGCCAGTAAGTGAAAGTACAGTGCGAATTAAAAAGGTAGCTGGTAAAGCAGGAATGACACCATTGCTTGCTATTACAATGGCACTGATGGACGGAGTAATTAAAGGTGTCACGGACATTGACCCAAAACTTGTAGTAAAGGGAAATAAATAATGGATCCAGTTGAATTGTTAATGTTTTTAACTCAGCGAAGCCCAAACTATACCAGAGCATTAGCTCAGCCGGGATTAGCCAATAAAGTAAATGGCATAGCAGGTTTAGCACATGAAGAACTAAATAATTTTCTTACAGATATTCCAGCAAGAGCAGGCGGACGACTTGGCGGAGCTGCAATAGGTGGAGGTATTGGTTCATTGTTTGGACCTGCAGGTACAGCAACTGGCGCAACTTTAGGATCCGTTGTTGGGCCACATGCAGTAAACGCAATGAAAGATACTATGTGGAATAATTTTGTTACTCCTCATGTATTAAATGGATGGCACGCAATTAACCCTGCTGAAAAAATGGGGTTAGATAATAATCCCGGTGAGCTAGATACAATGCTTACGCAAGCATTTAAGTACTTGGATGACAGGCACCCAATGCATAAAATGAATCAAGCAATTTATGACAATGTACAGCCAGCTTCCAGAAAGGCTACTAAGCAAACAGCAAGTAATATTTTAGGGCTATTGAATTCTAAATCAACAAATAAAGAAGGCTATGTTTCTCGACAGTCTTTGCGAGAAATAGGTATGCAAAAATAATGACAGAGGAAAGGTATCGCGTAGGCGTTGCAGGGGGGAAGTCATTATTGTGCCAAGCACAAATTGCCAATGACAAGCTATGCAATAATATTGCAATTAAAGGGCGCAAGTACTGTAAGCATCACGGCGGAAAATTACCAGTTGCACAAGAAAGCGCTCTGTTTAAAACGGGATTGTGGTCCGCGCAACGCCGTAGGTTTGCCAACGTTGCACCAAAATTATTAACACGTATCAACGAGTTGCGTGAGGACCCTGAGCTATTTAGTTTAAAAGATGATGCTGCATACATTACAGCATTGATGGACACGCGAGCCGAAGCTGCCTCGGCAGGTGTAAGTTTAGAACATTACGAAAGCATACGTGATCAATACAACGTATGTAAACATGCACTTGGCAGCGATAGCTTTGATGACGCATTTAAATATTTGGGTAAACAAATCAGAGATGGCATAGATGAATACAAGGCTTCTAATGATGTTGTAGACCTAATTAAAAAGCGCACAGAAGTAATCGAGGCAGAACAAAAAATTATGCAAGCAAAAGCATATACGCTTGAAGTTGATCAGGCGTATAGTTTAATTATGCAGATTTTAAAAGTAGTGCAAGCTAACGTAAAAGACCCGCAAGAAATGTCAGCGATAAAAGATGGGTTCTCTAAATTATTGCGAGTGTACCAAGAAGAAGAAATTCAAGACGCAGAAATTATAGAAGATGATCAAGCAACACAGTGCAGCTAGGTTAACTCCAAAGAACTTCAAAAAGCATGTAAGGCCATCGAAATCATTGTCATTAGCCCTACTTGAAGCAATGAACGAAGAGCTTGGCGTTATTATTGCAACTGGAGATTATGATAGCGGTAAAGCTGTAGCTCTTCCGGGATCTGAATTAAATTATGAGGATTGGTTGAGGAAAGCAGCACCTCATGCAACGTCAAGCAAAATGGGTGAACATCACGTACGTGCGTGGAAATGGGCTGAATCTTTAGAGCCGGGCGTTGCTCCACCTGCGTTAATTGAATGTTGGTTTCGCGGTGGCGGTAAATCAACAACGATGGAATTGATATCTAGTCGTGTTGCAGTTAAAGCTACACGAAGATTTTTGTTATACGTATGTGCTACACAGGATGCAGCAAACAGACACGTTGGTGACATCGCGGGAGTTATGGAACGCTGTGGTATTGAACGAGCAGTCAATCAGTATGGTTTTTCAAAAGGTTGGAATGCTAGTAAATTGCGTACTGCTAATGGGTTTAATGTCCTTGCTTTCGGTCTTGATACTGGTGCTCGTGGCGTTAAGCTTGACCATCTTAGACCTGACATGATTATCTTAGACGACATTGACGAGTTAGACGACTCGGTAAATAGAGTTGAAAAGAAAATACAGACAATTACTCAGACGATTCTGCCAGCTAAAAGTAATGACTGCGCAATTGTATTTGTGCAAAACAGAATCCACTCTAACTCTGTTATGTCACGCGTACTTAGCGGTGACATAGACATGTTGCAAAACAGAATTCAAAGTCCTATTGTTCCAGCGGTTGATGGCCTTGAATATATGCCGGTGGAAAAAGAAGATGGTCGTACTGGATGGAAAATTATTGCTGGAACAGCAACATGGGCACATAAAAATATTGACGTTTGTCAACGCGAGATTGATGACTTTGGTTTGATTCCGTTCTTACGTGAATGTCAGCACGACGTTGGTGTTGGAGGCAGGTTCTTTCCAGACTTTAAAGAGTATGGGTCCGATGGCAATCCATGGCATGTTGTAGATTCTGTTGATGTTCAACCATGGTGGAGGTTTTGGGCAAGCCACGACTATGGGACTGGCGCACCCGCGTGTTTCTTGTTATACGCTAGTGATGAACGGGAAAACGTTTATGTATTAGGTGAATGGTATCAAGCAGGAAAAGTTTCATCTGATCAAGCACAAGGCGTTTGTGAGTTTATGGAAAAACACAAAGTAGCGCAGCCAGTGAATCCACAACGTAGGAATGGACAGTGGAACACAAAAATTGAGGCAATTGCATTTGACTGGGCAAATACTTTTCCTCCAAAGAACGTTGAAGAACGTATTGGTGAATATCCAGTAGAGTGCTGGTGGGAAAAGAAACTGCCAGCAGTTCGTGCGGTAAAAGACAGAAAAGCTGGTTGGGCAAGAGTAAAAGAATGGTTAGCGGCTACAGAATTCGTTGGCGGTGAGATCCGACCTAAGTTGCGGTTAGTTCGAGGTGGTTGTCCAAATTTGATAAAGCAATTAACAGATACAATGAGCCATACAAAAGACGCTGATGAAATTGACAATGGTACTAAGAACGATCACGCCATAGATAGTTTTAGGTATGGAATGATGTGGCGCGAATATCCTGTTAAGTGTCCAGAAGTTAGTTCATCGGAAGCCTTAGAGAACTCTCGTGTTCCATTATGGTTACGCAAGGATGACAAAAAAGAATGGTTGTAATGTGCTGGCTAGTTACAATTATTGGATTGCTGCAACTAGCGGGAATAGCTGTAATCGTTAAGGTGTTATATGCAATACTTGAGACTAAAGTTTACATCGAACGATTAGTTAACGAGGAGAAGTGGGTCTAATGGCTGATTTAACTGATTTACTTACTGGTGGCATGCAGCCAAAGATGAGCGCATTCAAGAAGCCATCATCAGTTCCGACTGTCGGTTCCTTTCCTGCTGGTAATTTAGCGTTAGTAAAAAAAGATGACTTAACGCTTGACCATGAACCAAACCATTGGAAAGTAGATCCAAAAAAACAGCCCGAAGAAGCAAAGAAAGTAATAGCTTTTATTTCAGATCAGTTTCAATCAGCACAAAGATCACGACAGGAAATGGAACTGGAATGGGCGTTGGCAACTTCATTTTTTGAGGGACGGCAATGGTATCGCATCAGTAGTCAGGCCCGTAATTTAATTAACCTGCAGAATCCTAATGAGCCAAATCGTTACATGACGATCAATAAAATTCGTCCATTAATTGACGGCGTTATTGGCAAATTAACACAATGTAGTCCAGATGCATCATCAGTTCCTCTATCTGAATCAGATCATGACAGAGCTGCCTCAGACGAAGCAAATTATATTGTCAAGCATTACAACCGTAAGTTTCATCGCGAGACGCAAACTAAAGAACGAGTAAGATGGGCTTGCGTATGTGGCACATCGTATTTGAAGATTTTCTGGGATTCATCTAAAGAACAAGTTGTTCCTCAAATGGGTTTAGATGGAATGACTGTGCTTGGTCATACAACAATGAGAGTCGGAGATATTGTTGAGCAGATTTTGCCAGCGTTTGACGTGTACCTTGACCCAAGTGCAAAACGAGATGAAGATGTTCGGTGGTTAATACATGCAATGATTAAGCCATTGTCATGGTTTGTAGACAGTTACGGCGAAGCTGGTAAAGGCGTACGGGCTGACGCCAACATGGGGCATAACGCTGGTTATATAGATGCATACCTAGATAGTTCTAAAGGTTCTGGTGGAGGATGGATACCGCCATCGTCAACGCACGTAAACAACACAGAAAAGAATAAAAATGCTGCAGTTGTTTACGAGTATTGGGAAAAGCCATCAATTCAATATCCAGATGGTAGATACATTGTGTGTACAAGTACTGCTCTTCTTTACGCTGGCGTATGGCCATACAAGAAAAAGGATAGCTTCCCATTTGTTCCATTACGATGGCAACCTCGCGCAGGAACGCCATATGGTTACAGTCTAAGTTACGATCTTGTCAGCCTGCAGACAACATACAACAGGATTTACTCACGCTTACTTGAACAGTTTGAAGGCCAAAAAGATTACATAATGGTCGAGCGTTTAAGTAATGTGGGAGCAGATGCATACGATAGGCAGAGCGACACGGTTGAGGATAAGAACCGTGTGTACCGAAAAATATATTATGATCGCGGTGCGCATCCACCAGTAATCCAACGTGCTCCGGGAATTGGCTCGGATTTATTTCCGTTACTACAGTTCCTAGAAAAGGACATGTCTGACATTGCTGGATTACACGATGTGAGTCAAGGCATGGCACAAGCTGGTACACCAGCTGAATCTGTTCGATTGTTACAGAAAGCCGATAACACACAACACAGTTATATTAGGGCTGATATTGAAATAAGTAATGCAAGAATTAAGGAATGGGAAGTTGAATTAATTGAGCAATTTGCCATTGTTCCATTTATCGGAAACGTTGAGGGAGGCATGCTTCCCAAAGACCAAATACAGCAAGGTGTAATGCGTTTTGACGCTATCCGAAACGGAGGCAAGTACCGCATTGTTTACATACCGGGTTCTACTATGGATGATGGACCAGAGGCTAGACTTCAAAAATATGCAGCCCTGCGTCAAATGGGTGTTTTTGGTGACCCGATGGATCCAGACACAAATAAGTTATTTGTTGAATTAGTAAACATGACGGAAACATCAAAGATTTTAGAGCACTTAGATATACAGGCTCAAAAGATGGCTGCTGCTCAGCAGCAACAACTTGAAATGCAGCAACAAGCAGCTGCTGCTCAAGCTCAGCAACAGGATCAATATAATCCACAAGCTGAAGAACATAAAACAATGCTTGAGATTGAAAAAGCCAAAGCCGAAATTGCAGCAAAACTTGCAGCGGATATTCAGTTGGCAACAGCCAAGGCTGGATTGGAAGCGCAACAAAACGAAGATTACGCTATGGTTGATTTAGGCAAACAACACGTCATGAATACGATGCAGCCAGACACTGGCGAACAAGGAAAAAGTGAGGGTACAATTTAATGTCCGATGAGATGGTGATGCGGACCGCTGATTCACCAGCAGCGGCAACGGATTTTGGAGGGATGTCAGCAGCTTTATTTGGTAGTCAGCAAGTCGCCGATGCTGATAGTGGGGGTGAGGCGTTAAATTCCACATACAACCAAACTAGCGACGACTCCGTAGATGTTGATGATCTGAGCTGGCTCACCGAAGAAGAACCTTCAAGTGAAGATGCAGTTCGACAAACAATTTATGATGCGTTAAGTAATGGCGATCAACCCAAGAGTGTTCCATATGAACGCTTTCGCGAGGTTAATGAGCAAGCCAAACAGGCAAAGGCAGCGTCCGACAACTACAGTCAGTGGTCCGACGTTATATCAATGCTTGAACAAAACGGATACAAAAGTGGCAAAGACGTACAAGCAGCTTTAGCCGCACAAGCCGCAGCGCAGCAAGAAAACGAGATTAGACAACGTTATGCTGGAATGGCCAATAATAATATTATTAGCCACGAAGTAGCAGACGCACAGGCTGAATCAGAAATCCTGCGTTTAAAGAATGAGCAACTTGTCAACACCATGTCAAATTACATGGTCCAACAGCAAAAAGCGCAAGCGTATGAACAGTTTCCATATGCTCGACGTGCTGAATCAGTAGTTGAAAGTTTAGTTCAAAGCGGTATCAATCCATTGCAAGCAGCTGAAATGGTTCACGGACAAATTAGTAATTTGGCCGAGACATTAATTCCAGAAATCACCGCAATGGTTGCCAGCCAACGAAATGTGCCAACACCTATTGACACATCAAGTTCAGCACAACCCCTAGTTCCACAACAAGCCCCACCTCGCGGAATGAATTTAAGTTCAATCACTCGACTGTTGGGTATTGGTAGGAACCCTAACACCATCTAAGGAGAAAGCCAATGGCTATCGATTTTAACGGAGCGCTTACATTAGCGGATCAGGCGATTCTTTCCAATGATCCACTTGTCAAGGAAATCACCAAGAGTTTGCATAAGACGTGGAATGCAATTAAAGATATTCCATTTACTACCTCCCCGACGTTGCGTCAGGTTGGACAGCGTTATGTCAACAGTGGCATCCCAACGCCAAACTGGACAGGTATCAACTCCGAGCCAGTCGCAGTAAAGGGTAAGCCAAAGTCGTACGAAGAGCAGATGTATTTGCTCCGTAACAAGATTACTGTTGATCACGTATTACTTGATCAACCAAATAACATCATTGACCCTGTTGAAGCGCAGGTGCAGATGTATCTTGAAGGCTTTGCTTATGACTTCAATGATAAGTTCATTAACAACGACCCAACATCCAACGTTGCTGGTAATAGTGTTGATGCATTCCCCGGATTGAAGTATCGCCTTGATAACTACAGCCAGTACGATATTCCATCGGAAATGAATATTGTGTCTTCTGCAGATATCTCGCTTGCAAACCTTCTAGCAACATCCACCTCGACTGCTGGTTCTGGTGCTGCAAACCGTATGATTGCAGATATTCAGACATTGCTTGACAACATGAATACGCCGGATGGCGATGGTGTTGTCTTCTATTGTTCTGAACAAGCAAAACGTCAGCTTGAAATGGCTATTCGTGTAATGGGCATTGGTGCTGGTTTTGATATCACTCAGGACAGCTTCCAACGTCCAGTTGAAAAGTACAAGAATGCTACGATTCGAGTTGTTGGACGTAAAGCTGATGGTACTACTCCAGTTATTGGTAACACGCAAACTGTCAGTGGTATTTCTGGTGCAACTGCAACTGGTATTTACGCTGTTCGTTATGGACAGGGTTATGTATCTGGATGGCAGTCTGGACCATTTAAGCCAACATACCTTGGCTTAAGCAAGGAAAACGGAATCATGCACAACATCCTGTTTGACTGGGGTTGTGGTCTTTGGATCCCACACGTACGTGCAATCGGACGTATTTACGCTAAGGTCAATTAAGGAGAAATAAAATGCGTGACGCTAAACTTCAGTTTCGCTTTGGTGGCGCATCGGGTTCAACGATGCTGGTTGGTTTTAACCAGACATCTGTCTCGTCCACCATTGCGGGTATCGTTGGTGCATCGTCCACTACTGGATACAGTGCTCCTCTGCTGCTTGGTGGTTACACTAACGTAGTCGCGGACACAACTCAGTACATTGGTAATGCTGCTGCTGATCAACCAGCTCCAAACGCACAAGTGCTCTGGGGCCATAATAACCGAAATCAGATGTATGTACACTCTGCAGTGCAGGTAGGTGTTGCATCTTCCTCAACCGTTACCATGGTTGTTGAAGCATCGTCTGATAACAGTACTTGGTCGCAGATTGGTGCATCGGAATCGTCTTTGACGGCAGTTACTGGTACATCGTCTACGGTTACACTTACTGGAGCTGCTGCGACTGGTGTACTTACTGCATCTGCAGCTCACAACTTGCAGATTGGTGACGTACTTATTGTTGACACTGTTGGCGCGACAGTTTTAACAGTAGGACCAGCTGGCGCTACTGCAGCGCCTGTAGTTGCAGGACAGGTTTACACGGTAACCTCTGTTCCATCGACAACTACGTTCACTATCGGACTAGGCCCTGCAGCAGCTTACAATGGTGTTTACACAGCGGCATCGCTCGTTGCAACAGCTAACGCTGCGGTGACGGTACTCCGTAAGTGTTCCGCAGGCGCTTTGCTACAGGCGTCAATTGCTCCTACGTTGCGTTCGTACTATCGTGTACGATATGTGACGACTGGCGCTACAACTCAGTTGATTGTTCTTAACGCATATATTAAGAATGGTCGTGATGGAGCGTCCTTCTAGGAGTTGACATGAATCTAGGTCAAATAAAACAAAAGGTTCGCATGATGGGTCGGCATTATTTCGGCTCTGATTCAGACCGTGACCCATTTGGCCTAGATTACATAATTATCGAATCGGCCAACGAGATAGCTAGAAAAACTGACTGTCTTGTTGGTCGTCGATATTTATCTTTAGTGGCTGGAACATCTGATTACTGTGCGCCAGACATTTACAAAATTAGAGTATTAAAAGTTTTGGATGAATCTTCAGAATATTGGCAATGCAGGATAATTAATTACAGTGATCAAATAGTTGACAGATATAGGCATCAACCAGCGAAATCTGTGCCGGATGCAGCTGTAATTAGAGGTATGAATGGCATTACCTTATATCCCGTTCCGTCTACAGATGTGACAAACGGATTACTTGTTGAGGGATATGCGCAACCCGGTGATTACTGGGCGTATGACACAACTGGAGCAGCATTGACTAATACTGACGCAACTGAGTGTCCGCTGCCTACTGTTGCGCACGACTGTCTTGTGTACGGCGTTTTATCTATGAGAGCTATGCAAATGCGCGATAAAGACGGCATGGCAATTTTTAAACAAGAATACTTAAATCGTTTAGGCGAAGTTGAGTCGTATGCAGCAATGTATGCAAGGAGAACCGTCTAATGGCTTTAGGATTTAATGTATTACGCAATGAGGCGTTAAAACTTTTAAATGAAACAAATACATCTGTAGTTGGAGAACTTGCCAATGGTATTGGCGGAACTGCAACAGTAGCATCAGACGACACAATTGTTGATTACATTAATGAAGCAGCTAAAGAAATGTGTCGCACGTGCATATACGAGCAAGCCACTATTAGTGTTGGATCGACAACGTCACGATTAAATGGAATTCACGCAACAGCAGTTTGGTATCCAGTAACCGTATCTGTGTCTGGATCCCCACTTATTCACTGCGGTGAACCGGAATTGCGTGTTTACGATTTAAGTTACGTTACAACCTCCGGCATTCCTACACATTGGTACAGAGCTGGCGAGTGGCACGTTGGTATATATCCAGTGCCTTCTCCGGCAGTAACGTTATCTATTACTGGAGCATCTACACCAACTGCAATTACATCTACAACTGGCACAATAAGTATTGCCCCGGACGATGTGTTGCTCAAGGCAATACCAGCATATGTTGCTGGAAAGCTTGCATTGAAAAATTTCGATGACCCGTCTTTAATTGGTAGATCCTTTTGGAAGGATTGGTATGACTTAGCGCGAATGAATCTGTGGATGCAATTAGATCCAAGCCTACGTGCACCCGGAGGTCCATATGCTAACCCACCAGTAATGGCATCAGGTAAATGAAGATTGCATACGGGCGATTAATTTTAATTTCACTAGCCGCATTTTTGACAAGTGCGGTTCCTGAGTTTGACGCTGCATGGAAATCTTTTCATATATCAGATAATGCAAATTATGGAACGGTGACTAAAGCACTACTCATTTCTGGCATTGAAGGTATCCGTGCTGGTATACCTGCTATGGCAACCGCGTTGATTGCATTCTTTATGAGGCAGGATACTACATTGCCAGTGTTTTCATTATCATTGCCGGAGGTGAAAAAAGTCAGTGAAACGACGAGG